GGCACTTTTAGCTTGACATCGTCACGCTGATATGGCACAAGTGGAGCACGCTGAAGAATTGCGAGTCGGGCCGGGGCGGCAACGCCTTCCGGCCCTTTTCTTTTTCGGGAGAGGAGCCGTGGAGAAAACGAGACGCCGCTGGGTGCGCTGGACCAGGAAGAAGCGCGATGCCTTCCTCGATCACCTCGCCGGCACCTGCAACGTGCGGGCGGCAGCCGCCGCGGCGGGGATGACGCCACCGAGCGTCTATCATCTGCGCCGCAAGGACGAGGCGTTCGGCGAGGAGTGGGAGAAAGCGCTCCACGTCGCATACGAGATGCTGGAGACCGAGCTGCTCGGCCATGTGCTGGCCGGCGGCGGCGACACGATCGAGCGCGCCGACGGCAGCAGGATCAGCGTCGAGCAGGCGCTGAAACTGCTGGGCCAGCATCGCAGCGCCATGCAGGGAAAATGGCGCGGCGGCCCGAAGCTGAAGCGCGCCTGCCCGGAGGATACCGATACGGCAATCCTGAAGAAACTCGCCGCGATGGATCGGGTTCGCGCGCTGGAGGCGGAGGAGAAAGGTGCACAATAGGGCCGCGTTCGAAGCGCTGATGGCCCGCACGCCCGAACAACGCGCCGAAGCGATCCGGACACTCAGCGCACCGCAGAAGCGCGAGTTCGCCGAGCGCTGGTGGCAATGGGCACATAAGGGCCAGTTCGAACCCGAAGGCGACTGGCGCATCTGGCTGATCCGGGCCGGCCGCGGCTTTGGCAAGACGCGGGCAGGCGCCGAATGGGTGCATGCGCGGGCCCGTGCCAACCCGGCCGCACGTATCGCGCTGGTCGGCGGCAATATCGACGATGTGCACCGCGTGATGATCGAGGGATCGAGCGGAATCCTGGCAGCGGCACGCAAGGACGAGGAACTGGTCTGGCATCGCAGCTCGGGCGAATTGCGCTTTCCGAGCGGCGCGCAGGCCCATGCCTATTCGGCCGGCGCACCCGATACGCTGCGCGGGCCCGAACATGATTTCGCCTGGTGCGACGAGCTGGCGAAATGGGGACGGGGCGGCGAGACCGCCTGGGACAATCTGATGCTGGGGCTGCGACTGGGCGAGCATCCGCAGGCGCTGGTGACGACGACGCCGCGCCCGGTGAAGCTGATGCGCAAGGTGATGGCCCTGCCCGGCGTGATCGAAACGCGCGGGCAGACCCGCACCAACCCCTGGCTGCCACGCAGCTTCGTCGAGGCGATGACCGCTGATTATGGCGGCACGCTGCTCGGCCGGCAGGAACTGGATGGAGAGATGATCGAGGAATTGCAGGGCGCATTGTGGAACCGCCCGCTGATCGAGAAGCTGCGCATCGCGGAGATGCCCGAGCTGGTGCGCCGCGTGGTGGGTGTCGATCCGCCGGCGGGCGTCGGCGGCGATTCCTGCGGGATCGTCGCGGTCGGGCTGGGCCGCGACGGCAAGGGCTATGTGATCGAGGACGCCAGCGTTTCGGGCGCGACACCCGAGGGCTGGGCCCGGGCGGTGGCAGCCTGTGCCGCGCGGCACGATGCCCACCGGGTGATCGCCGAGAAGAACCAGGGCGGCGCGATGGTGAAGAGCGTGCTGCTCGGCGCCGACAGTAGGCTGCCGGTGATGCTGGTGCATGCCAGCCAGGGCAAGGCGGCTCGCGCCGAGCCGGTGAGCCTGCTCTACGAGGCGGACAAGGTGCGGCATGCCGGGGCCTTCCCGGCGCTGGAGGACGAACTGTGCGGGCTGATCGCCGGTGGCGGCTATGAAGGGCCGGGCCGATCGCCGGACCGGGCGGATGCGCTGGTCTGGGCGCTGACCGAGCTGATGCTGAGCAAGCGGGGCAAGGCGGCGATACGGGTGCTGTGAGTTCGCTCCCGCCTTCCTCTCGTCGTCATCCCCGCGAAGGCGGGGATCCAGAGTGACAAAGCGAGGTCCTGTGTGACCCTGGATCCCCGCCTTCGCGGGGATAACGGAAAAAGAGCCTGCAGGGACCAATCAGGAGAACCGACATGACGGAACGGAACATGTTCCGGCGGGCGATCGCGCTTGCCGGGATGCTGGGGCTGTGCGGCTGCGCGCTGAGCGTGGGCGCGCTGCTCGATGCGGGGAGCACGGCCCTGGTGGCGCGCTTCGACACCGATCGCGACGGCGGACTCGATCCCGCGGAGGTGGCCGCAATGGTCGCCGCCGCGGTGCCGGGCAAGGGTGCCGAACACGACGCACTGCGCGCCGGGCTGGCAGCGGGATATTGGACAAGGGACTGCAACCGCGACGGGCGGCTGAGCGTGGCGGAGCTGTCGACGGGCGATCCCTGCGCGTGATGCAGGGATGCGCGGATCAGGCGCCGGACTCGTAGAATTGCTCTTCGATCCTGGCGCCGATGCGGAACATGAGGAGAAAACCCAACGCCGAGAGCAGCCAGACCGCGGCGAAGAGGGCGACGAACAGCGCTTCGCCGGGCCGGGTGAGATCGACCTGCACCCGCCCGGTCCTGAAGCCGTAGCGCAGGAAGAAGACAAGGAGGACCAGCGGGATCCCCAGCAGCGGCGCCTTGGCCCAGCCAAGCAGCACCCGTTGCCGGGGCGTGATGTAGCGCTGCAGCCCGTCATCCGGCTGCGTGCTGTTGGGCCCGCGGCGCGGCACGAAGACGACGCGCCCATCGGGCAGCAAACTGCCCCTGCCAACCGGCTGGAGCGCATTGCCGATCCCGGTGAAGAAGCTGCCAGACATCGAATATCCCCCTGCGGGGAGCAGACCATGACGGGGCCGGGACGGCAAGCGTCAGGTTTCGGGAACCTCGGCCTGCATGGGTTAGACGGAAGTCAGGCCCGGCACCTGCACTAGCCCCTTGCTTTCCCCGCGAAGGCCGGGGCCGAAACCCGGCGTTGCCACTTTCAAGACTGGGCCCCGGCCTTCGCCGGGGAGAATGCCCTTCGATGGGTGATCCGTTCGAGAGATTTCAGGAGATCAGACATGAAATGGTTCGGGCGGAAGTCCGTGCGCGAAGGCGCGCGGCCGGCCTTGTCGCGTGCCGGCAGCTTCGCGGGCGCCATCGGCGAATGGCCGCGCAGCTATGAGGCACAGGTGCGCGAGGCCTATTGCCACAATCCGGTGGCGCAGCGGGCAGTGAAGCTGGTGGCGGAAGGCGCCGGCAGCGCGGCGCTGAAGGCGAGCGATCCCGCCCTGCTCGCGCTGGTGACGGCGCGATCGGGCGGCCAGCCGCTGATCGAGACGCTGGCCGCCCATATCCTGCTGCACGGCAACGGCTATGTGCAGATCCTGACCGACGATAGCGGCGCGGTGCGCGAACTCTATGCGCTGCGGCCCGAACGCGTGACCGTGGAGCCCGATGCGCGCGGCTGGCCGGTCGCCTATCGCTACAAGGTGGGCGAGAATGTCGCCCGGCTGGCGGCGGAGGACGGCGCCGGGCGGCCGGCGGTGGTGCATCTGCGCAGTTTCTCGCCGATCGACGATCATTACGGGCTGGGCTGCCTGGGCGCGGCGGCAGGCGCGGTGGCGATCCACAACCAGGCGGTGCGCTGGAACAAGGCGCTGCTCGACAATGCCGCCCGCCCCTCCGGCGCGCTGGTCCATGATCCGGGCGACGGCAGCGTGCTGGCGCCCGATCAGTTCGCGCGGCTGAAGGCGGAGATGGAGACGGGATTCGCCGGCGCGGCCAATGCCGGGCGGCCGATGCTGCTCGAGGGCGGGCTCAGATGGCAGGCGATGAGCCTCACCCCGGCCGACATGGATTTCGTCGGGCTGAAGGCGGCGGCAGCGCGCGAGATCGCGCTGGCGTTCGGCGTGCCGGCAATGCTGCTCGGGCTGCCGGGGGATGCGGCCTATGCCAATTACCGCGAGGCCAATCGCGCGCTGTGGCGGCTCGCGATCCTGCCGCTGGCCGACAAGATACTGACCGGGATCGCCGAAGGGCTGGCGGGCTGGTTCCCCGAGGCGAGCCTGGCGGTGGACATGGATGCGCTGACCGCGCTGGCCGAGGACCGCGAGCGGCTCTGGGCACAGGTGAACGCGGCGGTGTTCCTCAGCGATGACGAGAAACGCGAAATGGTAGGTGTGAAATGAGCAATGGCGACATGCTGGCGCAGCTGATCGGCCAGGCCGAGGCGGAAGGTGCCGAACTGGTGACGCTGCGCGCGATCGCCGAGGAAGCGGGCGAACTGGGCGCGCAGCGGGCGCTCACCCGGCTGGGGCTGGCGGATGCCGGCGCGGCCAAGGACATGGCCGAGCTCCGCGAGCTGCTGAGCGCCTGGCGCGACGCCAAGCGATCGGCGCTCAAGGCGGCGTTCCAATGGGCGGGGCGGATGCTCGCGGCGCTGGTGCTGGTCGGGCTCGCGGTGAAGCTGGGCTTTCCGGGCTGGCTGAAATGAGCGTTCGCTTCGCAGGCTATGCCGCGGTGTTCGACGCGGTCGATCGCGGCGGCGACGTGGTGCGGCGCGGGGCCTTTGCCGGGGCGGGCAAGGTGCCCCTGCTCTGGCAGCACCAGGGCCGGCCGGTCGGCGAGATCGAGACGATCGGCGAGGATGCGCGCGGGCTGCGCGTGATCGGCCGGGTCGAGGCGCCGGCCTTGGCCGAGGCGCTGCAGCGCGGGGCGGTGAACGGGCTCTCGTTCGGCTACCGCGTGAAGCAGGCCCGGCGCGGCGACGTGCGCGAGATCACGGCGCTCGACCTGGTCGAGGTGAGCCTGGTGGCGAGCCCGATGCAGCCGCTGGCGCGAGTGCACGCGCTGGACTGAGCGCTTTCGAGACAGGGATTTTCTGACCCGGCGGGAAGCTTCCGTCCGGGCTTTTTGGCGTGGACGGGAGACGGGAATGATCGAAGTGAAGGCGGACGCGCTCGAAGCGAGCTTCGAGGCGATGGAACATGCCGGGCTGCCGCCGGTGCGGCCGATGCTCGAAGGGGCGCGACCGGTGTCGGGCGGGGCGTTCGAGAGCTTCCTGCGCTCGGGCGGCGGGCTCGAGGCCAAGGCGATGAGCGGGACGAGCGATGCCGCGGGCGGCCATGCGGTGCCGCAGGAGCTCGATGCGCGGATCGACGCGACGCTGAAGGCGGTGTCGCCGATCCGCTCGATCGCCAGCGTGGTGCGGGTGGGATCGAGCGGCTATCGCAAGCTGGTGGCGAGCGGCGGCTTCGAGAGCGGCTGGGCGGCGGAGACGGCGGCGCGCGACGAGACCGACACGCCGGTGTTCAACGAGGTCGCGCCGCCGATGGGCGACCTCTATGCCAATCCGGCGGCGAGCCAGGCGATGCTCGACGACGTCGCCTTCGATGTCGAGCAATGGCTGGGCGACGAGATCGCGCGCGAGTTCGCGGCGGCCGAGGGCGCGGCGTTCGTGAGCGGCAATGGGGTGAACAAGCCGCGCGGGTTCCTCGCGGCGCCCAATGCCGCGACCGCCGACGGGGTGCGGGCGTTCGGGACGCTGCAATATCTGGTGAGCGGCGCGGCGGGGGCGTTCGCGGCCAACCCCGAGGAGAAGCTGATCGACCTGGTCCAGGCGCTGCGCGCGCCGTACCGCCAGGGGGCGAGCTGGGTGATGAACTCGGCGACGCTGGCCCGGGTGCGCAAGTTCCGGACGAGCGACGGCGCGCTGCTGTGGCAGCCTGGGCTGGCGGCGGGACAGCCGGCAACGTTGCTGGGCTATCCGGTGGTCGAGGCCGAGGACATGCCCGACATCGCGGCGAACAGCCTGTCGATCGCCTTCGGCAATTTCCAGGCGGGGTACCTCATCGCCGAGCGCGGCGAGACGCAGATCCTGCGCGATCCCTATTCGAACAAGCCGTTCGTCCATTTCTACGCGACCAAGCGGGTCGGCGGGATGGTGAGCAATTCGGAGGCGATCAAGCTGCTGAAATTCTCGGCCTGATCCTTTCGGGGGGCCGTGCCGGGGAGGGCGGCCCCTTTCCTTTCATGCGGAGAGCGAGATGGATTTTCCGCCTTTTCCGGACGCGGTGATCGAGGCCGCGCGCGAGGCTGCCAAGGCGCATCTGCGGATCGCGGGGGCGAGCGAGGACGGTCTGATCGAGACGCTGGCGGGGACCGCGCTGGCGCTGGCCGAGCGGTTCACGGGGAGCGCGCTGATCGCGCGGGACTTCAGCGAGACGGTCGAGAGCAAGGGGCGCTGGACGGCGCTGACGGTGGCGCCGGTGACGGCGATCGATGCGGGGCTCGACGTGGTGATCGACATCGACGCCCAGCGGCTGGGCTGGGTGCGCGCGCGCGGACGGGCGACCGTCAGCTACCGCGCGGGGACGGCGGCGAGTTGGGGCGACCTGCCGCCGCCCATCGCGACGGGCGTGGTGCTGCTCGTCGCGCATCTGTTCGATCACCGTGAGAATGGCGCGGCGCCGCCGGCGGCGGTGAGCGCCCTGTGGCGGCCCTGGCGCCGCGTGCGGCTCGCGGCATGAGCGCGGTGGAGCGGGCGATCGCCCGGGTCGCCGCGGCGGTGCGCGCCGCCGTGCCGGACGCGCGGGTCGAGGAACGCGCCGACGGGGTGGCGATCGAGGGACGCGGCATCCGCGAGCGGCTGCGCTGGATCGGGGGGCTGGTCCGATGAGCGTGCAGGCAGTGCTGCAGGCGGCGCTGGTCGAGGCGCTGGCCGGGCTCGAGGTGACCGCGGTGTTCGACGCCCCGCCGGTGCGCGCGGCGCGACCCTATGCGCTGGTCGAGGAGGCATGGCTCTCCGACTGGAGCACCAAGGACATGGCCGGGCGCGAGGGCCGCTTCGCCGTCACGCTGTTCGACACGGGCGAGCGGCCGGCGCGGCTGCGCGGGCTCGCCGGAGAGGCCGAGGCAAGGATCGAGGCGATGCCGCGGCTGCTCGGCCAGGGCTGGGCGATCGCCAGCCTGGTGCTGCTGCGCGCGCGGATATCCCGCGAGGGGGACTCGCGCTGGCAATCGGTGAGCGAATTTCGCGTGCGGATGCTCCGCAGCGAACTCTGACGGGAGAAAGAGAGATGGCAGCGGAAAAGGGCAGCGCGTTCCTGCTCAAGGTGGGGAACGGCGCGATGCCGCTGGTCTATGCGACCGTGGCGGGACTGCGCACGACGCAGCTGAGCGTCAATGGCGAGATGGTGGCGATCACCAGCAAGGACAGCGGCGGGTGGCGCGAGCTGCTGTCCGGCGCCGGCGTGCGATCGGTGAGCGTGTCGGGCGCCGGCGTGTTCACCGGATCGGCGGCCGAGGCGCGGCTCAAGGCGAACGCGCTGTCGGGCGTGCTCGACGACTACCGGCTGAGCTTCGAGAGCGGCGAGACGATGACCGGCCGCTTCCTGGTCACGAGGCTCGACTATGCCGGCGATTTCAACGGCGAGCGCAGCTACACGCTGAGCCTGGAAAGCTCCGGCCCGGTGGTGTCGGCATGAGCGGCGCGGCGAACCCCGAGCGGGGCGAGGCGGCACTCGAGCTGGGCGACACCACCCATGTTCTGCGCCCGAGCTTCCAGGCGCTGGTCGCCGCCGAGGCTGAGCTTGGCCCGCTGTTCGAGCTGGTCGAGCGCGCGGCTTCGGGCAAGCTCGGCATCGCCGAGATCGCCGGGCTGTTCTGGCACTGCCTGAAGGAGCCGCCGGCAATGGACCGCGCCGCGTTCGGCGAGGCGCTGGTGACGGCCGGCCTCAAGGCGCTGACCCCTGCCCTGCGCGTGCTGATCGGCCAGATCCTGGCCGGGCGGTGACCTTCGCGAGCAACGTCCGGCGCCTGGCGGGCGCGGCGGGCGCGATGTTCGGCTGGAAACCCGCCGATTTCTGGGCGGCGACCCCGGCCGAGCTGGGCGCGCTGCTCGACGCGATCCGCGGCGAGGCGGACCTGCCGCCCGATGGCGACACGCTCGCACGGCTCAAGGAGCAATTTCCCGATGGATGAGGAAGAGATCGAACGGCTGATCGTCAGCGTGCGCGCCGACACCCGCAGCTTTGCCCGCGACGTGGAGGAGATGCGCATCGGCCTGGAAGGGCCGCTGGGCGCCGGCGCCAACCGTGCCGGACGCGCGATCGAGAATGCGCTGCTCGGCGCGATACGCACCGGCAAGTTCGGGTTCGACGACCTGAAGCGCATGGCGCTCGGCGTGCTGGACGAGATCGCCCGCGCGGCGCTGCGCGGCGGCTTCGGCCTGCTGGGCGGCGACGCATCCAAGGGCGGTGTCTCGCTGCCCGACATCGTGCTGTCGCTGCTCGGCGCGCCCGGCCGCGCGACCGGTGGGCCGGTGAGCCCGGGCCGGCCTTATTGGGTGGGCGAGCGCGGCCCCGAACTGTTCGTGCCGACCAGTGCTGGCAGCGTGGCGGTGCACGGCACCGGCGGCGGGCGCGAGGTGCGGGTGGCGATCACGGTGAATGCTGGCGCCGACACCGCGCCGCGCGCGCTGGCGCAATCGAGCCGGCAGGTGGCACGGGCTGTCAAAGCCGCGCTGGCGGTCGAGTGATCTCGGCCCGGCGCGGGTCAGAGTGGATGATAGATGTTCCAGCATCGCTCCGGCGCACCGAAGGCGAGCGGGACCAATGCGGACAGAAGATCGGCCTGGCCTGCGAAAACGCAGGCTTGCGGCCCAATGGCGGCATGATTGCTCCGCGCCGCGCGAATGGCATCGGCCGGCAGCGCCTCTGGCGAGAATAAAGCGAAACCCGTCTCGCGCCGCAATAGCCGGAGCGCCCCATAGAAGCTGGTGCCCCCGCCCTCCGATTGCTGGAAAATGAAGCCGTCGGCATGCCCGGCAACGGGGACCAGCGCGACCGTCTCGGGCGCACCGCCCGACATCCTGTAGCGATCGGTATCGACGCTGAAACCGAGCACGCTGTCGCCTGCGCCGTTTCGGAAGCTGCCCGGCGCGAGCGGGAATTGCCCGGCAGCGAAAGGAAACAGGGGTGCCATCGAGGCGTAGACTGCGCGAACGCTTTGCGAAGGACGGAAGAGATCGCGGAAGGCCATTGCCGAAGCGTATCAGAAGGAATGTGCCGGTCCAGCCGCGCCGGACGAGCACCCGGCGCTAGGCACGCGCCGCGCTGAATATGACGAACAACAGGATCACCACGCTAAAGGCGAGCAAGGCATATTGAACAAGGATCTGCACCCGATCGAGGTCGTGGATGTGCCGATCAATCTCGGGATCCCGCAGCATCTGGTAGCGGGTGCGCCGATCGAGCGCACGGGCGCCTCGCGGCAGGCTGCGCGTCACACTGTCGATCACCTGCAGCGCCCCCGGGTGCCGCTCGGCAACTGCGTCGCGCAACCGTTTCTGGAGCCAGGCCGCCAGCCCAAACAGTATGAAGAAGATGCCGGCCAGAATCTGAAGGAACCACATGATGGCGGAGTAGCATGAGGAAGCGCGCCGTCCAGATTCCGGAACGGCGCCTTCAGTCTTGCCCGGCTACTCCACCGAGAAGATCGCGCAGCCAGGGCAGCCGCTCAGCCGCGTCCTTCCGGGCATCGAGCACGGAGGCATAGAGGCCCGATGGCGGATATTCGGAGCGCCAATATTCGTAGCGGCTCCCGTAATCCTCATCCTCGACCAGCTCGGAGACGAAATAACGAAAGCGATCCCCGGCCACGCGCTCGAGGGTCACGCGGCGCGTGCCATCGGGATGCGTCCACTCGAACAGCTGCTCCGCATGCATGTGGGCAGGATGCCATAGCGGAAAGGAGAAGCAACATGGCCCATTGGCTCGCCGAGGCGCGCCGCGGGCAGGCCGAGGGCGTGCTCTCGCGCTTCGATCCCGTGTACTGGACGGTCAATTTCCCCCGCCCGATGATGGCGGCGGTGACCAGCACCGCGCCCGATGCGCTGCGCGTAGACGCGGTCTTCTATCGCCAGGACGATCTTGCCGGGCTGATCTGGGAAGCCGAGGACCGGCACGACCATCCGCTGCTGCGCTATGAGACTGCCCGCGATTTTCGTGCCTGCCGGCTCAAGTTCCGCTGGCGATCCGCGGGGGTGAAGCCGCTCGACGCGGTGCACGGCCCGGTGCTGACGATCGAAGGGCGCGACGCGGCCGGCAATCCCCGCGCCTGGTATGTCCGGCTGTGGAACTATGCGAGCGGGACGGCGGAAGACGCGCTGGTCTCGATCGACTTCGCCAGCGTGCAGGGCGGCTATCTGCTGCCCGACGAGGCCGATCCGGTCTGGGCGGGCGATGTCGACCGGATGTTCGTCTCGCTGGTCGCACCCGGCTATACCGAGGCGGACGCCGACCTGGCGACGCCGGCCGAAGGCTGGGTGGAGCTTAGCGCGATCGCCTGCGAGGGACCGGGTGCGGTGCTGGCGATCGGCGACGTGATCGTGCCCGAGCATGGGCTGAGCATCGCCAATGGCTATGACGACAATTATCACCTGACGCCCGAGCGGCTGCTGCGCAACATCGTCCAGCTCGGCTGGCGCGGGACCATCCTGCACTATGTCGGGATGAGCCATTATTTCCGGCTCGAGGCCAGTTCGGGCGGCCATTATGTCAGCCTGGGCGCGACGGCGCTCAACATGGCGTGCCGGGCCTGGCATGCCGATTTCGCGACACGGGCCAGGACGCTCGGCTATGACCTGATCCTCTCGCTTTCCTATGAGCTGCTCGACCAGCATTGCTGGGGCGACTGGAAGCAGCGGGCGGCGGACGGATCGCCGGCGCTGACCGGTTGGGCCCCGCCCTCCACCCTGCTCTCCCCCGCCCATGGCGGGGCGATGGCCTATCTGCGCGCGGTGGCGCGGGAATTTGCCGGGATTGCGCGCGATGCAGGATTGAAGGTGCGTTTCCAGATCGGCGAGCCCTGGTGGTGGACATTGCCGGACGGCAGCCTGTGCATCCATGATGCCGCCACCCAGGCGGCGCTGGCCGGTGCCGGCGATGTCGAGGCGGCGGGTGCGCTGCTCGCGGCATCGACACTGGCGTTGCGCGATGCCGTCCGCGAGATCGATGCCGAGGCGGAAGCACTGCTGCTCGTCTATGCACCGACCGCGCTGGCATCGCCGGCAGCGAACGTGCCGATCGGCTGGGCGGCACCGGCCTTCGATGTGCTGCAGCTCGAGGATTATGACTGGGCAGCGGCGGGCGATGAAGCCGCGAGCGCGCGCGGGATCGCGGCGATCGAGGCGCGGCTCGGCTATCCGGTGCAGGACCAGCATTATCTCGCCGGCTTCGTGCTGCGGCCCGAAGATCGCTGGCAATGGCCCAATGTCGCCGCGGCGGCCGGGCGGGCGCGGCGGCGCGGTGTGGCCCGCATTTTTGTCTGGGCGCTGCCCCAGGTGCTGCGCGACGGTTTCGTGCATTTCGACCAGGAGGAAGATGTGGACGCGTTCGACGACGTGCTGTTCCCGATCGCGATGGGGCGCGAGGCGGAAGTGGTGCCCCAGGTCTCGACCTCGATCGTGACCAGCGCCGGCGGCCAGGAAAAGCGCAACGCCGAATGGGCGGAGGCGCGCACCGCCTATGACATCGGCCCCGGGCTGCGTTCGGAGGAGGACATAGCCGAGCTGCTCGCCTTTTTCCGGGCCCGGATGGGGCCGGCGCGCGGTTTCCGGCTGCGCGATCCGTTCGACTGGGAAGGCTGGGACGAGCTGATCGGCGTGGGCGACGGCACGGCTACGCGCTTCCAGCTGGTCAAGCGCTATGGCAGCGTGGTGCGGCGGATCACCCGGCCGATCGCCTCGACCCTGCAGGTGATGATCGACGGCGCCGAGACCGAGGATTTCACGCTGGGCGAAGGCGGGGTGGTGACGCTCGGCCTGGCGCCGGTCGAGGAATCGGTGGTGACCGCGCATTTCTATTTCGACGTGCCGGTGCGCTTTGCCGAGGACCGGCTGAGCGTGAGCCGGGCGACGTTCCTGGCGGGCGCGCTCGCATCGGTGCCGCTGGTCGAGATCCGCGAATGAGCTGGCTCGACGGGGAACTCACCACGCTGGCCCTGTGCTGGCGGATCGAACGGCGCGACGGCGTGACGATCGGACTGACCGCGCATGACCGCGACATAGAATGGGACGGGCTGGTGCACCGGGCTGCGCCGGGCATGGTGCCGAGTGCGATAACCCGCGGCGCGGGACTCGATCCGGCGAGCATGGACGTGAGCGGCGCGCTGACCAGCGATGCGATCAGCGAGACCGATTTGCTCGCCGGGCGCTGGGACGGGGCTCGGGTGGCGATCTTCGCGTGCGACTGGACCGATCCGGCGAACCGGATCGCGCTCGGTGAAGGCACGATCGGCGCGGTGGAAACACGGGACGGCATGCTGACCGCCGAGCTGCGCGGGGCGACGGCGATGCTCGAGCGGCCGGTGGTGGAGGAGACTTCGCCCGAATGCCGCGCCGAGCTGGGCGACAAGCGCTGCCGGGTGGCGATGGCAGGGCGCCGGCGCTTCGCGGTGGTGACGGCGATCGACGACAATCTGCTGACGGTCGATGCCGGGGAGCCGGTGCCCAATGCCTATGCCCAGGGGCGGCTGCGCTGGATCACCGGCGCCAATTCGGGGCTGGACGCACGGATCCTCAGCTCGGCCGGCGCGACGCTGACCCTGCGCCGGCCGCCGCATTTCGATGCGCCCGGGCGGGTGCTGCTGATCGAAGGGTGCGACCGGACGCTGGCGACCTGCGCGGGACGCTTCGGCAATGCGCTCAATTTTCGCGGCGAGCCCTATCTGCCCGGCATCGACCTGCTGACCCGCTATCCCGGCGGATGAGCGGCGACGCGGTGGTCGCCCGGGCGCGGGCGGCGATCGGGGTGCGCTTCAGGCCAAGGGGGCGGACGCCGGCGGGCGGGCTCGACTGTGTCGGGCTGGTGGGATGGGCGCACGATCAGGTGGTGGCGGGCGGCTATGCGATGCGCAGCGGCGATGTCGCGCGGGTGGGGGCGGCGGTGGCCGCGGCGGGGCTGGTCGCGGCCGAGGGGCGTGCGCCGGGCGACCTGGTGCTGCTCGCGAGCGGCGCGGGGCAGATCCATCTCGGCATCGATAGCGGGACGGGACTGATCCATGCCGATGCGATGCTGGGCCGGGTGGTCGAACGGCCCGATCCGTTGCCCTGGCCGGTGATCGGCCGCTGGCGAAAATGGGAGGAGTGAGAGATGGCGACCATGGTACTGACCGTGGCCGGCGGGCTGATCGGCGGGCCGCTGGGCGCGGCGGTGGGCGGGCTGCTCGGCAATGCCGTCGATCATGCCGTGCTGGGTGGCGGCAAGGGGCGCGAAGGGCCGCGGCTGAGCGAGCTCAAGGTCCAGACCTCTTCCTATGGCACGCAGATCCCCAAGCTGTTCGGCACGATGCGCGTGGCGGGATCGGTGATCTGGGCGACCGACCTGATCGAGCATCACAACCGGCAATCGGGCGGCAAGGGGCAGCCGAGCAGTACGACCTACAGCTATACGGCCAGCCTGGCGGTGGCGCTTTCGGGACGGCCGATCCAAAGCGTGGGCCGGATCTGGGCGGACGGGCAGCTGCTGCGCGGTGCAGGCGGCGACTTCAAGGTCCGCACCGGCTTCCGGCTGCATCCGGGCGGCGAGGACCAGGCGGCCGATCCGCTGATCGTCGCGGCGGAGGGCGCCGGGCTGGCGCCGGCGCATCGCGGCATCGCCTATGCGGTGTTCGAGGATCTCGAGCTCGGGCCGTACGGCAACCGGATCCCGTCGCTGACCTTCGAGGTCCAGGCCGATGCGGCGCCGGTGCCGGCGGGCGAGATCGCGGTGGCACTGGGCGCGGTGGCTGCAAGCGACCCGACGGTGGCGCTGGCCGGCTTCGCGGCACAGGGGGCGACGCTGGGGGCTGTCGCGCAGGTGCTGGCCGACGCGACCGGCGGCTGGTTCGGCGAGGGGCCGGCACTGCGCTGCGGGCCGGGCGCGGCGATCGCGATCCCCGACGACGGCGCCGGCGGGCACGGGCGTGCCAGTCGCGCGATCGCTGCGGCGACGAGCGTGCCGGGGACGCTGACGCTCAGCCATTATGATCCCGCACGCGACTATCAGATCGGAGTACAGCGCGCGGGCACGTCCGGCGCGGGTCCGGGCGAGCGGCGGATGGAGCTGCCCGCGGCGATCGATGCCGGCGGCGCACGGACGCTGGCGGAGGCGGCATTGCTGCGCGCCGATACCGAGCGGACACGGCGCAGCGTCCATCTCGGCTGGGAGGCGCTGGCCATCCCGCCCGGCGCGCGGGTGCGCATCGCCGGGACGCCCGGGACCTGGCGGGTCGATGGCTGGAAGCTCGAGGCGATGACCGTGTCGCTCGACTGCGTCGCGCTGACCCCCGAGGTAGCGCCGATCCCGGCCAGCGGCGGCCGCGTGGCGGGGGCGGAGGATGTCGCGATCGGCCGGACCCTGGTGCACGCCTTCGAGCTGCCGCCGATCGACGATGGAAGGGCCGGAGCGCCCCGGCTCGCGGTGGCCGCGGCCGGCACCGCCGGCGGCTGGCGCCGGGCCGCGCTGCTGCTCAGCACCGATGGCGGAGCATCCTGGCAGGCAACCGGCGGCACGCGCGGTGTCGCGATCGTCGGCGTGATACGCGTGCCACCGGGTCCCGCCTCGCCGCTGATCGAGGATCGGCGCAGCTGGGCCGAAGTCGAACTGGCCCATGCCGGGATGCAGCTCGACGACGCGGACGCGGCGGCGCTCGATGCCGGCGCGAACCTGGCGATGCTGGGCGAGGAGCTCCTCCAGTTCGCGCATGCGCAACCGCTGGGCGGCGGTCGCTGGCGCCTTTCCGGACTATGGCGCGGCCGACGGGGGACCGAGCATGCGATCGGGGGCCAGACGGCGGGGGATCGTTTCGTGCTGCTCGATCCGGACGCGCTCGCCCTGATCGACCTGCCTTCGGCATCGCTCGGCGGCGAGATACGGCTGCTGGCGGAAGGCGCCGCTGACGGCGCCGAGCCCGCAGCAGCGCGGGCGCGGATCGACGGCGTCTCGCTGCTGCCCCTCGCCCCCGTGCATCTGGCCGCCGAGCCGCGCCCCGAGGGCAGCACGCGATTGCGCTGGGCGCGGCGAAGCAGGACCGACTGGCTCTGGCGCGACAATCGCGACGTCGCGCCCGATCCTGGCGGCGAGCGCTACCGCGTCACGCTGACATCCCCCGGTCGCACCGGCTGGACGGTCGAAACGCTGGCATCCGAGATGACGCTGAGCGCGGCGATCGACACCAGCGGCATGACCGTCGAGATCCGGCAGATCGGCGGCGCCGACGCCTCGCCCGCCGCGACCCTGACCCTGCCGAATTGGAGAGAATAGCCATGACCGAGACGAGCGACCGGCTCGCGCTGCCCCTGCTGAACGCAGGGCAGGCCCAGAAGGAAATGTATCACAATGAGGCGATCGTGCGGCTCGACCTGCTGACCCAGGCGAGCGCGGTGGCGATCGGGACCGAGACACCCCCCGCAGCCCCCATGGCGGGAGCCTGCTGGATCCTCGGCGCGGCACCGGAAGGCGACTGGGCGGGCCACGGCGGTCAAATCGCGGGCTGGACCCAAGGCGGCTGGCGGTTCGTGGCACCGTCCGAAGGGATGCGCCTCTGGCTGGGCGAAGCTGGCGGATACGCGCTGTTCACCGGCGGGACGTGGCGCACCGGGGAGATCCATGGCCGAGTATTGGTGGAAGGCCGGCAGGTGGTCGGCCCCCGCGCCGCCGGCATAGCGGAACCAGACGGCGGGCCGGTGGTTGATGCGGAAGCGCGAGCCGCAATTTCTGCGGTGCTCGTTGCCTTGCGCGTGCATGGTCTGATCGAACCTGACCAACTGTGACGTTCATGCAACAGTGCCCGGATTTGTGCGCTTGCGTAGAAACTTTCGTTTCGGTACTGAGTTTTTCGCTGTCCGTAGTGACAATCATGAAAGGGGATTAAGATGCGGAAGCTTG